CGAACTGCCTGATGTGCCCGAACTGCCTGATGTGCCACTAGAACCAGAAGTTCCACTGGTTCCTGAAGAACCCGAAGAACCCGAAGAACCGGATGATCCGCTTGTGCCCGAGGATCCCGAAGAACCCGAAGTTCCCGAGCTACCTGATGTGCCACTAGAACCAGAAGTTCCGCTGGTTCCTGAAGAACCCGAAGAACCCGATGATCCTGAAGAACCACTCGTGCCCGAGGATCCCGAGGATCCCGAAGAACCACTTGTGCCACTAGATCCGCTTGAGCCAGATGATCCGCTAGAACCACTGGTTCCTGAAGTTCCATCGACCCCTGAAATACCGCTAGTTCCTGAAGACCCGCTTGTGCCGCTAGATCCTGAACTCCCCGATGTACCTGATGATCCCGAAGAACCTGACGTTCCTGAGCTACCTGACGTGCCCGAAGATCCTGACGTGCCCGAAGATCCTGAGGTGCCTGATGATCCTGAGCTGCCCGATGATCCCGATGATCCTGAACTTCCTGAGCTGCCCGATGATCCTGATGATCCTGAAGTTCCCGAGCTACCTGAGGTTCCGCTGGATCCTGAAGTGCCTGAGCTACCTGACGATCCTGAAGTTCCCGAGCTACCCGATGATCCAGAGCTGCCCGAAGATCCTGACGTGCCCGAACTGCCTGATGTTCCACTAGAACCAGAAGTTCCTGATGATCCGCTTGTGCCGCTAGATCCTGACGATCCTGATGTGCCTGAAGTTCCATCAACACCTGATATTCCTGACGTGCCCGAAGATCCTGAAGTGCCTGATGATCCTGAGCTGCCTGAAGTCCCTGATGATCCTGAGCTACCTGAGGTTCCGCTGGATCCTGAAGTTCCTGAGCTACCTGAGGTTCCGCTGGATCCTGAAGAGCCAGACGTACCTGACGATCCTGACGATCCCGATGTGCCCGAGCTTCCTGAAGTACCGCTGGATCCTGATGAACCACTGGATCCTGATGAACCACTTGTTCCTGAGCTGCCTGAAGATCCGCTTGTTCCTGAGCTGCCTGATGATCCTGATGATCCTGAGCTACCTGAAGATCCGCTAGAACCTGATGATCCACTAGAACCTGACGTTCCGCTAGATCCGCTTGTTCCTGAGCTACCCGAGGTACCCGAGCTTCCACTAGATCCGCTGGATCCCGAAGATCCCGATGTTCCGCTAGATCCCGATGTTCCGCTAGATCCCGATGTTCCACTGGAACCGTCGGTTCCACTTATACCGCTGATGCCAGAAGAACCGCTACTGCCCGAAGTTCCTGCGGATCCTGATGAACCCGAGCTACCTGATGTTCCACTAGATCCTGAAGTTCCACTAGATCCTGAAGTTCCTGAGCTGCCCGAAGTTCCTGATGAACCCGAGCTGCCTGATGAACCTGAAGTTCCTGAAGAACCGCTAGAACCAGATGTTCCTGAGCTACCTGACGTTCCTGAGCTACCTGACGTTCCTGAAGATCCAGATGTGCCTGAAGATCCACTAGAGCCAGAAGTTCCAGAGCTCCCTGATGTTCCCGAAGAGCCAGACGTTCCTGATGAACCAGAAGTTCCACTAGAACCAGACGTTCCTGATGAACCAGAAGTTCCACTAGATCCACTTGTTCCCGAGCTTCCCGAAGATCCTGACGTTCCTGAGCTGCCTGATGTTCCTGATGAACCCGAGCTACCTGATGTTCCCGAAGATCCGCTTGTGCCTGAAGATCCTGAAGATCCTGAAGTTCCGTCTATTCCTGAGCTACCAGAAGTTCCTGAAGATCCGCTTGTGCCTGAAGATCCGCTTGTGCCTGAAGATCCTGAAGAACCAGATGTGCCTGATGATCCGCTTGACCCACTTGACCCACTTGACCCGCTTGTGCCTGAAGATCCTGAAGTTCCGTCTGTTCCGGAGCTGCCCGAAGTTCCGCTAGATCCTGAAGATCCCGAAGTTCCGTCTGTTCCACTAGAACCGCTTGTGCCCGAAGATCCTGAAGTTCCGTCTGTTCCACTAGAACCGCTTGTGCCCGAAGATCCTGAAGTTCCGTCTGTTCCTGAGCTTCCTGACGTTCCCGAAGATCCTGACGTTCCGTCTGTTCCGGAAGATCCGCTTGTGCCACTAGATCCTGAAGTTCCGTCTGTTCCGGAAGATCCGCTTGTGCCACTAGATCCTGAAGTTCCGTCTGTTCCTGAGCTTCCCGAAGTTCCTGATGATCCACTTGTGCCTGAAGATCCCGAGCTCCCTGATGTCCCATCAGTTCCTGAGCTGCCTGAAGTTCCTGAAGATCCAGATGTTCCGTCTGTTCCCGAGCTGCCCGATGTTCCTGAGCTGCCCGATGTTCCTGAAGATCCAGATGTCCCATCTATTCCTGAAGATCCAGATGTCCCCGAAGATCCCGATGTCCCCGAAGATCCCGAGCTCCCTGATGTACCATCGGTTCCTGAAGTTCCGTCTGTGCCTGATGTTCCGTTTGTGCCCGAGGTTCCGTCTGTGCCAGAAGTTCCGCTAGAACCAGATGTTCCTGAAGATCCAGATGTCCCATCTATTCCTGAGCTTCCCGAAGTTCCTGAAGACCCAGATGTCCCTGAAGATCCCGAGCTCCCTGATGTACCATCGGTTCCTGAAGTTCCGTTTGTGCCCGAGGTTCCGTCGGTTCCTGAAGTTCCGTCGGTTCCTGAAGTTCCGTCGGTTCCTGAAGTTCCTGAAGAACCAGATGATCCGCTTGATCCTGATACAACCCACAGGTCCCACGAAGGATTTATGTCTGGTGTTGATCCTCCTGGTAAAATTGTTCCAATCGCTGCATATACATCACCGTTGTAGACTACAACGTCATTTAGCGCGTATGGGTTTGCTATGTTCCATGTTCCTTGCCAAATAAAACCATAACCGCTAGTTCCCGATGATCCAGAAGTTCCAGAACCCGAGGTTCCTGAAGTTCCTGAAGATCCTGAAGATCCTGAAGTACTTACGCCCCCACCTCCTCCGCCTCCGGTGCTTGACACTGATATCATGTCTCCGTTGGAGACGGACGAAGTCAATGTAGAGCTGTAATGATTTCGTACTACTTGATAGACCCCGTGGGTTAAGCGATCTATAACTATTTGATCAGATGCGTAAGATGTGTCAGTTGTGTAATATGATACGCTTTGTCTTAAAGTCTCCAGTATAGTGGGAACATCTTGTGCGGCTATGCCAAACGTCTTCCATATCTGGCTAACGCTAAAAGGTCTTAATTTGTTTTGCGCAGACGCACCTGTGTAATTAGGCGGTACGATAACCGCAGCAAGAACAAGTTCACCGTCTGGTATAATTATTGGTTGGTATATCGCAACGTCAGCAGCGTCTCCTAGACCATATATGTTGTCCCCACCCACTGTACAGTTTTCTGAAACTGTTATTGTGGATCCTGAAACGTTGGTAACTTCTGTCCCAAAGTCAAAACCATACCCGTATACCAAATCTCCAACTGCCGGCGTAGATCCTCCGATCAATGTAAGAGCGTTTGATCCTGTAGAGCCAGACGCAAAAAACGCAATATCTTGTCCTAAAAGATTTATCGCAATCGCAAAAGCAACATCATTGGCGGTAGAAGCAAACGATGTGCTTATCTGAATATGCGTGGTGGTCACTACCAAGACGGTTGCCTGCGAAGCAATTCCACTTCCGACGATGATGTCTCCCGCGTTTATTCCACTTACAGCGCCTGTTCCTCCAGAGAATGTTATTATGTCGGATCCGTTGGTAACGTTTCCTTTGAATGTGATGGGTCTTCCTGGACGACTTGCGGTTCCTTGATGGTAATTTATCTGTCCCGAGTATTCTGTTGCATTAGCGGGCATACCAGTGACCCCGGTAGCAGGAACGGGGTAATTGCTGGATATTGTAATTACATCGATTCTTGATTGAGTCGTGCTAGGATTCGGCGAAATTTGGATATCGCCGCTGGCTTCAGATTGCTTGTGCCAGTAAGTTCTTCCGTTGATTCTTGCAGAGCCTGATTCAACAGTTAGCCAAAGAGGTCCTCCCGAAAGTGAAGCAGATTCTCTAACAAGTAAGCCGTTAAGAATTGCGTCATCGGTATTTAGTTCGATGATTTCTGCACCGTCCTGTGTGAACAAGCGACCTTTGTCAAGATCGACGATTTCTTCGCCCTTGTAGATGGTCTTTTCATCGAAAGCGGTGGGATCGTCTATGTGGTTTAAACCAGGTTCAACGCTGCGAGGTCTATACCAGGTCGCAGTGTCGGAAAGAAAATACTTACTTATTCTCCTAACGAAGGAGGTTATCAAATTTGTTTCAGTAGCCACCTTAAGATATACCTATGTTATTTTTGATCTCGTCTCGAATGACTGCTGCGTATTCATAGTCTTCGCGCTCTACTGCATTTCTTAGTCTTTCTTCAAGGCTATGTGCAGATTTTTTGTCTTCTTCAAAAACAAAATCAGCGAGCCTGAAAATGACTCGTATGTCTCCAAGCGATCCGTCTTCACGGTCCCAGAACACGATCCAACTTCCATAAGAAATGTAGTTGATTTCTTGGTCAAGCATGTGCGAAAGTATTGATCTGAAATCATCTTTCAAATCAGCAACAGACGGTGTCCTTTGGACGGTCTCTTTATCTTCTTGGTATTCCCAACGGATACCCAGCTTTCGGTAATAAGATTTGATTTTTCTCCAATCGATGGAATGAATAACCTTCTCTATGTATTGCGCTCTGTTTTTCATCAGACCTACTTCTGCCATTTTTTCTATATATCATGGCGAGATCCTATGATAAACTAAACCGTCTTAAGAGTAGATATGATACCGTGTATCTCAGTATCTTGCGCAGTCCCTGACATTTCAAGAACTTCGGCCACGCCGATCCAGTAGACCGCGCCTTCAACAAGTGCGTTTCCTGTGAAGTTTATGATTGATCCTCCTGTGGTTTTGATCTTAATTGTAGACACTTCAGGATTCCACTTAAAGATGTGCATACCGATAACGGGTCTTCGCCCGTCCATCTTAACCACATGAGCTCCTTTGACCGCGAAAAAGTTTTCGGAAAGAGGATAGTAATTTGTTGCAAAGAATGACATTTTATACTCCGATTAAGATCCTCATAGGTATGTCGAATGTATGAGGATTTTTTAAGTAAATTGTTTCTATGAAAAGACGATCTGAGTCGTAAACATCTTGTCCTCCTGTAAAGAGATTCATCTCACCACCGGTTCTCCAAGTGACGTTGCTTGGACTCCAAACATGATTAAGATAAGTCTGTGTGTTGTTGCCAATCTCGGTGTCGGTAGTCACAGCATATCCTTGGACAGATTGAATCAACGCTCTTTTGGTTGAAGCGGTACTCATGTTGACCAGGTCACCCGTGTTGAAGTGGTATCCTATGTGATCCGTGCTCTGTTGATTCCAGACGTAAGAGGTGTCTTCACCGTCTATCAAAATCGGCGAAGATGGATTTTTAGAGTTTTCGTAGTCAGAAGCAAGGGCGTATTGAAAATACTTTTTGTTTGAAAGCATCGCTCCCGATGAATCTGTACATCCGCAAGAATCGGTATTTACTCTGGAAAACTCCGGAATGATAAGCATGACTTTGGCTCTTCCGTCTGGGTACTTGCGATACATCTGAACCAAGTTGCCTGGGTGGATGTAAGGATGCGGTTCTGACCCGCCAAAGCCGTCAAGATCAAAGTAAAACACATGACGATACTTTATGCCTTTTGTGTTGGCTGTTACGGTAAAGTTTCCGTTTGCGATGTCGGCAGTATCGAAATTCATAAGACCGTAGATCGTAGAATTTCCACTAACAGCCGTTAGCAAAGATTGCGCGAACGTTCCAGATACAGTGAATTCGATTGAGCTTAAGAGATTCAGCTCAGAATCGTATAGTTCGTATTTGTGTTTGGTTCCTTCGTTGAGGATGTCGGGCGTTGTGACAAGATCAACTGAGAATTGGTATTCTTCTTGCAAATCGCCGTACTCAGCAATTCCGCTAATGTCAACCTTTAAAGTAGATCCTGCTTTAAGAACCAACCTCTTGTCGTCATAACGGTTTACTGGTATGCAGATACCTTTAGTCGGTATCGCAATCTCGGTAGCCGCTCCTTTTATGATCCCAAACGACATAGGATCTATCAGCCTAAAACAGCGGATAGAATAGTCAGGCGGGCAAATGATTTTAGGTATGACGGACATTTCTGTTTATGTAATTTTAGTCCAAAACTCCTGGCATGATTTGAGGATGCATTCTAGCTTTGGTTATAGTTTTTTTTTCTCATCAGAAGGTTCATCGGATATTTGATTCTCTTCTATTCTATTTATCTCTTCAACAGAAGGAGCCTCTTCAACTATAAGTTCTTCTTGTGCTTGAGCGCTCGCCTCTTCTTCGATGAAGTTTTCAAAATCTACCAATGAAGCTGTTTCCATGTCCTCATCACTTGCGTATTCTTCAGTGTACCCAGAATTCGCTAATGCAGTAGGTTCTTCGGCAAGTTCTTCGGGCGTAGGATCCGCTGGAAGTTTGCCTTCCTTTTTGAGTTCTTCTAACTTTGCCCAAATTTTTTCAGCTTCTTTTTGTAGAGGCGCTGTTTCTACCGCCGCAACTTCTAATGCAGGTTCTTCTTCAACCTCAGAGGCAGGTAATTCTTCGGAAGGTTTGATGTAATCAACCAAAGACTTGATGAATCCTAAAGCGACCAACGGAAGTATGGCTCCGCTTATGATTGATAGAATCCGCTTTTGGTAGATAGGTTCTTCATCAACGAGGCCGAACAGCTCTATCCAACTTTGATAGTCTTGTAGATTAGTGAAAGCATAGTATGTGTTGCCCATCATCTGCATTGCGGTCAGTAGAATGAACAAAAACCAGATAAGAGTTTTATTCATCTTATCCAGTGCAATGAGTGAGGCCAAACTGGCAGCAGCACCTATCTCGAATGCGATCGCGAGAGATACAGCGAGCCAGTTTGGATTTGAGAGTCTAAAGAAGTCAATTACGTGGATGGTCGAGATGATGCTCACCACCAAGTAAAGCGATACAAAGGTTGATATGATGAAACCTTTTACAAGGCTGGGTCTCATTTTTCTTCAAGTCTTTTTATCTCGTTGTCGATTTCCGACTGGCGCTGAACGTCGAGCATCTTCCTGTCAGTCGACTGGATCATTCTCTTTTCGGCTTTGAGTCCTTCGATCGTCAACTCTTTCTTTGTCACAGCACTTGCTTCCAAAGAATCGATCTTAACGGTCAACGCATCGATTCTTTTATTGACCGACTTGTTTGGGTTGCCACAAGTGTTTACAAAGATGACCAACAATAGGAAGAAGAAAACCTTCCTATAATGTTTGTCTAAGAATTCGTTGAACTTGTTCATATTGGTTTAGTTTTTTTCGATTTCTTCGCCGAGTTCTTTTTCAATCTCAGCTAACAATTCGTCTTCGCCTTCAAACCCTACTCGGTTAAGAACTGCGTCTTGCAAAGTTCCTAAGTCTCTTTCCATTTGGTTGATTTCTTCGCGATCTGCTTTAGAAACGTTAAGAGCTTCTGAGATTGGACGAAGCAAGTTGTTCACATAGGATGCGGCCTTTGAAAGTCCTTTTCCTTCTTCTTTAGTCAAGAAATAGTAAATTGCCTCAATTGTGATAGCTGTTAATGTTAGCTCTTTTGCTTCAGTATCTTTTACACTTAATGCTTTGACTTGCTCATCAAGAACACGAGCAGATTCCAAGATGCCCAAGCTCTCGGTAAATTTCCACTGTGCATCGTTTTTAACGAACTGATTAAGAGCCTTTGCTGTGATTAGACCCCCATTCACAGGATATCTTTTTGCAGCTACCTCTTCGCGCTTAGCGTTAAGTTTTTTCTCCAAGAACTCAGCAAGTGCTTTTCTCTTTTCTTGCTTTTCGTTTGTAGACGATACTACTTCTAATTTTGCTTCTTTTGTTGCCATGTTGTTTTGTGTTTATCGAGTTTATATATCTTCTTTTGAAAAATAGGTTACAGGAAATAATAAAGTGCCCATGATGCCACTCCTGAGATGACAAAGAACACTGCGACCTTCCATGTAGTGATAACACGGAAGATTGGGTAATAGACCAACAGATAAGAATCCGAAAGCTTGGATGGATCCTCAGAGTCTGGAATCTGTTCTACCGATACTGAAACAAATTCACTAAGGCCAATCTTGTCCATGTAGCGATGGATTGGCAGCATCTTATTTTGCGCTTTGATTCTAAGCATGCTTGGATCGTCACCCTTGTCTTCTTCTGACGGATTGATCACTGTGTAAGCCCTGTTCACCCAGTCAACTCTCAAGCCAAGCTTGTTGAAGTCGACAGTTTTCATTTGTTTACGAAGGATACTTCTGACCATGAAGTAGCCTTTAATGTCGTACCAAAGAAGTATCAATGTTCTCATCATATTGATTGTTGGTATTTTTTAACGAGCTCTGGATCTTTCTTTAAGAGACTGACCCGAACAAGCTCGCGTGCTTTGCGAATTCTTGTCCTAACCGTGTTGTGTTTCCAGCCTAGTTCTTCGGCAATGTCTTCGTACTTTTTCTTTTGAATCTCACGAAGAGTCAAGACAGTGCGATAGATCTCTGGAAGATCTTGGATAGCGATGACAGCTTGATCGTATAAAGAATCAATAGGATCCTCTTCATGTTCGAACGTTTGTTCATAAGAGGAATGTTTCTCCATGTTGATACCTTTTTCTTCCATCGCTTCGTACGAATACGTTTTCTTGCGACCTCTGTGGAAAAGCAAAGCTTCATTGCGGGCGATGCGATAGACCCAAGTACTGAAGTTCCAATACGGATCATACTGTTCGATCTTGTTCCAAACTTTAGCGAATGTGGTGGCTATCACTTCGTTGCGATCATCGTGCTGCGGCACGAGTTCTCTAAGGTAGTAAGAGATACTAGGACGAAGCCTGTTGTAAACTCTCGTAAAATCATTTTCTTGACGGGATTGATAAAAACGCAAGCCCATCTCTTGCAGCGACATTTCTTTTTGAGGTTCCTTATGCATGTAAATTTAATTTAATATAGCAAATATAACTATAAAAATCTTTAGCAGCAAACTTTTTTCTTTTAAGTTATTAACAATTTATACAACCAAAAGAATCTGTCAGATCTTTTACGTTACATCCTGCTACACCAGTTCTTTCAAAAATCTCAGTGAGGTGAGACGTATCCCGGTATTCCTCCAACCAATGAATGTTTCTGAATCCTGCATTGACCAAAACTTTGGTGCACATCTTGCAAGGAGAGTGAGATATTATGATTGCGTAGTTCTCTGGATCGTTCTCCCGAAACTTGGCAATTAAATTGATCTCAGCATGTATCATTCCACTTTCACCAGGTATCAAGCTTTCTTCCTCGGTTCCGGTGTTTTCATTGATCGGTGCGTTGGAATAACTTCCGTTGTAGCCAAAGGAGGCTATCTTGGAAAAATCTTTCCTAACAGCGATAGCGCCGACTTTCAGTCTTGATGCAACTGAAAGTGCGGCGATCTCTTTAGTGATTTCAGAAAAGACGTTAATCTTCTGCTGGAACCTCTGCTGGTTGTTCTTGTCCTGTGTTAACTTCTGTGACATTCTGTTTAATTGTCGCGAAAAACTCGGCAACTTCTCCGTAAGGAAATTCTGAAAGAAGCGCTACAAAAGAATTAAGTTCTTCTTCTGTGTAAGTGAAACCTTCGCGGTTTACCAAGTTCATGTAAGGGAAAACTGCTCCAAACTTCTTAGCTTGTAGAATTTCGGTTAGTCTTTCCTTAAATTCGGCTGTTACTTCAAATACTTTTTGTGACATTTTGACTTTTTGTTATTTTAGTTTTATATTAAGACTGGTGAATTTAGTTCTCGGCTCTGTGAAAAAACATCAATAAAAAACTGAAAGCTGTTCTCACGTTTTTGGTCGATCCTGATGTCCCAATCTTGTCGGAAGATAAAGTCTCGGAAGTCTTTTTCATCGGTTCCGTATCTGCGCAAAACTTCTTTAGGATCATCACCACGTTTTGCTGCTCGGTCAAGACGGACCGCTGTCTCTGTGTCCAAGTAGACCACCAAAAGGTTTTCTCTGCCGAAAGAATCGATCAAAGCCTGTAGACCTCTTGGGGTAACGATTAAGATGTCGCTGTTGCGATACTCAGATTTTGGCAGGCCGTAGTACCAACCGTTGAAAACATCGTGTTCTACGAACTGGTCATCGCTGAGTTCTCTAAGAAATGTGTTTTCGTCTAAGAAATGATAATGAACTCCGTCGATTTCGCCCGGTCTCATAGGTCGAGAAGTACATGTGACGGCTACCTTTAACCCTCTTTCTTTTAGCAGTAGAGAGAACTGCGTTTTTCCTGAGCAAGATTTTCCAATTAGGACGATTTTCATTTTTCTGTTTTCTTAAAGATGGATATGAATGTTAGTAATGTTAGGTAGATCACAAAAGATTCCCACAGGCCGAACGGCTTGTATTGTGTCCTTTCAAGAATGTAGTACTGTGACCCGAAGAATGCTAAGTAGCGAAGAGTGAATAGAATCAAATAGTAAAGGCTATTCCTTTCGTTGGTCTCTTCTTGGGAAGGAGGATCGATAGACGCATCTTCCTTGAGCTGATTGATCTTCTTACGCAGAAAATCTGTCTTTTGCTTGTCGATCATATAAGTTTAATCTTATATTCACTAAGCGTGAATTAGTTCTAATCTTCTAATGAACCCAGCAGCGCGGATTAGGTAATATATTTCGGGGAGGAGCAAGTCATTCTAGTGTCTTGCTAATACATACTAGTGTTCTTCCAGATCTTTGTTGGTACTGCGAATAAACGGCTTAAAGAATTTCTTTTGGTCTTTGAAAGCTTTCTGAAACATGTAGAATCCTTTGTCACCTTCGGCGGGCTGCACTAAGTACTTAGGAGGAGAGTAGCTGCTGGTGAGACCGTCCTCGAATTCTTCGAACTTTTTGGTCTTATTCTTGGTCATGACTTCTTCCTTCTATTTTTGTCTTCTTGGCAATGTCTCTTGCTTCGGACAGATCTTTCTGTTTCTTAAGAATGTCCGCTCTTTCAATCTCAAGCTTTTTGAGTTTGATGTCGAGCTCAAGGATCTGTGATTCATATGAATCTTTCTCGCGAACAGCCTTCTTTCTTTTCTCGGTCAGTTCTTCAAGTTCAGCAATCAGCTGAGCGGACGAAGGTTCTTTCTCTACTACATCTTTTTCTTTGTCTTCTGCGACAGAGTATTTAGAACTTTCCCAATCAGCGAATTTTACAAATTTGCTCATGTTTGACATTATTTTTCTAATCTATATATTACTTAACATCGCCGGTTACAATAATGTCTCCGTTCACTTGGATTCTTGGTGTGTTTATGATGCCACCCTTGCCATCAGCGGTTTTAGTATCTCCTCCGCCACCGCCTAATAGAGAATCAAGCATGTTGCCTATCTTTTCAAGAGGATTGCTAGAAGTGTCTCCTCCGCTGGCAGCAATGTCTTTGACTATCTGAGCGCGTTCTTTTTCAATCGCAATCTTGTCCTTTTCATATACGATCAGTGCTTCGAGAGCTTGCTTAAGTTTGCCAACATCTACTTTTGATATCTTATCTGTGACATCTCCATAGATCTTAAAATTCATAGCGTCTTGCTTATTGAACTGCTTCCAGTTTTTGGTAAACACGCCCATGTCTTTAGAGAATGTTCCAAAAGCTTTGGTGAATCGCTCGAACGGAGAAACCACTCTGGACAGTCTTTCTATAACACTTGTAAGGTTGGAGAAAGAAGTGATTTGTGCGGGCTGAATTACTTGCAGCCCTGGTTGGATTGCGATAAGTCCCTCGCTGATTTCCGTGAAGATGTCGGCTAACTTAGATTCTTTGCTGCCAAATAGCCCAAACAGCCCTCCTCTTGATTTTTGATCAAGCGCGTCTTTCATCTTAACGTAGTTCTTAAGTATCTTGACCATGTCGGCCGAAGCAGGCACCAACTTTTTCGCTCCTTCAATAGAGCCTTCAATGTCAGCCTTTCTTTCTATGTAATTCTTACCAAAGTCTGCTATCTTGTTCACAGAACCAGCTATGATGCCGATCGCATCGATTCCTGAAGTTATCGCGTCTTTGTCGTTTTCGTATGATTGTCCAAATGCCGTAAGTGATTTAGGCAAAGCTGTAAGGAGTTCACTAATCGCTGCGGTTGCTTTAGGCACTGCATCAGCAAAAGATATTGCTTGCTTTGGAACTAACTTGCCGTCTTTTACTTCACTGACCACGGCGTTTCCTGACGCCAGTTCAGTGATCATCTTAGCCAACTTAGAGATAGGATCTGTGACCGCGTTTATACCTTTGACCGCTGATTCTAAATAACTGTTGCTGAACCAACTGCTGCCGTCTTCCCAGGCTTTTCCAAAATCGGTCAACGGGACTACCAATGCTTTTAGAATTTTGCCAACATTTTCGCCGGCAAGAGTAAAGTCAGCATCTGTCAGCTGTCTTGAGCTTTTTGGAACTAACTTACCGTCTTTTACTTGGTTTTCAACGACGGTCAAGTTGGCCATGTCGGAGACTCCTTTGGCGATAGATGCTATCGCATTTCCTACTTTGCTTGCGGCTTCAATACCTTTCTCCATGTAACCGCTGGAGAATATGCCTTCGCCCAACGAAGCGTACATACCAAATCTCGTAAGAGGAACCGCCAATGCGTCTAGAATCAATCCTGTGTTGATTCCTGCCATCACAAAGTCAAGCGGAGTAAGTTTTCTTACCGACTTTGGAACCAGCTTACCGTCTTTTACTTGGTACTCGACGACGTTAAGTTTTGCCATGTCAGCAACGCCTTTCGCAAGAGAAGAAATTACTTCACCGATTCCAGCGGCTGCTTTGATACCTTGGGCCATGTAGCCCAGACCAAACAAAGATAATGGTCCTTCCGCTGCTTTCTTACCAAATTCCAGAAGAGGATCAGCAAGTGCGTTAAGTATGGATGCGACATTAGGACCTACAGCCTGAATTTCAGCGTCTGTGAGTTTGACTTGTCGCTTTGGAATGAGTTTCTTTTCTTTATCGTCCCACTCCATTTCGGTGAAAGTCATGGTAGCCATCGCTTTGATTCCCATCGCAAGGGCTGTAAGAGACAGTCCCAACAAAGCGACTATTGGAATAGCAGCGAGTAGCTTAAACATACCTGTGATACCGACTCCGTCCAATGCATGTGCGAATGCTTGCACTGTACTTTTCAAAGAATTCTTAAGAGATTCGCCGTCCGATTCTTTCCAACCTATAGACTTAAATATCGCTAATGACGCAGTGATAGGTAGAAGAGCGACAGCGGCTACGGCCATCACAGCACTTCCTATTAGAATAAAAGGCGCAAGTAGACCCATACCAGCCATCGCAACTCCTATGACACCGATTGCCATTCCAAGGTTGATGATGGACTCTTTGGTAAATGTTGCTTTAGATATTATGAAGAGTGCAGCTGCAAATACGATCATAGGTACTGTCAAAGTAACTAATACGGCAGCACCAGCTGTTGCGAAAGGCGCTACTGCTGGAAGCCCTAGTACAAATGCAGCCAACCCGAGCACAGTAATAGCAACAGCCATTACACCCACCTTAAGTAACAATTCTAACGGATCTGTTGGTATCAATCCAATGATTAGAAGAGCGCCTGCAAAAGCTAAGACAGGCAGGATCATCTGATCAAGCGTCTTAATGCCTTTCTTGACGTTTTTATCCATCATTCCAATAAGTGCTGTCGCTGTTCCGACTAAAAGAATAGTTGCGGCCACAGTTGCTCCACCTTTCAGAACGGGTTCCCAAACAAGTCCTACAATGAGGAATACGCCAGCAAGAATGGCAATAGGTATCGCCATCATATCAAGTGCCTTAACACCTTTACTTAGTTGCTTGTCGAATTTCCCAGCAAGAATCAGAACTCCCATGACTGCGGCCAGTGCAAGTGTAAAGACAATCGTACCTAATGCGAACAGAGGAGCGACTAATCCAATCAACGTCATGGTTAACGCAAATATCGCTATATCTGTCGACATAGACAGAATCAGCTGAAGAGAATCTCTGACTTGTTTCTTAACGCCGTTCAATAAGCTAAACACCAATATCATGGCGGAAATTGCTAAAGTAAACACAACTACACCAAATGCAAATAGAGGAGCAGTGATTCCGATTAGAATCATAGAGAGCGCAAAGAAGGCAGCGCCTTTTGCCATATCGAAAATGATCTGCATGGAATCAGTAACAGTCTTCTTAACTTTTGTACTTCCTAATAAGCTGAAAACAAGAAGCATACCACTAACGGCAAGTGTGAAGACAATGACTCCCAACGCAAAAGCAGGAGCGGTATAGCCAATTAAGACCATCGCAAGTGTAAACAACGCAGCGCCCTGTCCGATCTTTCCTAATATGCCCAATGCTTCATCGGTCTTCTTAGTGTCCTTAACTAAAAGGTTGAAGATCATATTCATCGCACTGATCCCCAGAGAAAACACAAGTATCCCCAGAGCAAAAGGAACAGCGGCAAGACTTAAGAGAACCATGGTCAAAGAAAAACCAGCAATGCCTTTAATGACAGTGCTGATTTTGTTTAACATTTCTTTTTCGTCTATCTCTTTGATTTTATCGTACGCTTGGCGCATACCATCCGAGAGGTTGATCAAAAGTTGCTTGACCTTTTCACCGTCGCCGAGTTTTGACTTGGTGTATTCTTTAAAGAACATAGCAAGTGACTGGGCCATTCCGCCCACTGCTATGGCTTCTTTGATTCTGTTGACTCCACCACCTCCAGTTGCACCGTCTCCGGCAACCTGTGCGCCAGCTTGTCCTCCGCCTTTACCCTTTTTCGCAGGGTTAAGATAGCTCTCTATCTTTGCAGTGAGAGTGACAAGTTGGGTTAGCTTTTCGTTAGCCTGGTTGGCAACAGACATTTATTCAGTGAGGTCTTTTTCTATATATCCCAGATGAATTACAGAGACAGTTTACCGAAGTTGCTCAAACCGCCAGTCGGCATTCTGAACGATGGCGTAGGCATACTCTTGCGAGCGTCCGACATCATCTTAGATGCATTAGGCTGTTGAGGCATCATTTTGCTCTGTTCATCTTCGTCTTTCTTCCTCTGCTTGTTTTCTTCCTCGGTATTCTTCTTCAAGTTTTCTATCAAGAACTCTGCTCGATAGAACTCCATGATCTCGAGTTCCGATGGTTGAAGACGAAGAATTTTGAGTAGGAGAAACTCCAACTCAAACCAATTCTCCAAAGATATCTGAAATAAGGAAAATAGACTTGACCCCTCCTGGAAAGTTAAGGGGGCTCACCCTCTCTCCTCCGGTAGAGCTCATGTAGCGAATCTGCGGATTCACTGATGATGAAAGGATCTCGACGAGTTTGTCGAGTACAGATATGCGCTGGAGGCTCCAGGTCATACTCTCTTGAACAGCTTTGTCGTAAGATGCTTGTGTCAAAGTTTTCCACTCAGGGAACAAGAATGGCGCATACTTGATGAACGCTTTGTCGAAATTCTTGTTGGTCTGTTGTTTGGTCTTGATGTAGTTCTTGATGAAGTTCATGATACCTAAAGTAGGTAAGTACAAATCGAAAGATTCGCCGTTCTTCATTTGAATCTTAAAGCACTTGTTCGTATGATCATAGTAGTTCATCAAGCGCTCGTCTGGGTTGAAGTAATCAAGAAGATCTTTAGTTACTTCTACCTTTTCTTCTACTCCGTCGTCGTCGGAAACACTGATCATCAACTTGTTTTCTCCGTTCTTAAACGTAAAGTCTCTGATAGCAAATATCAAATAAAAACGGTCGATCTCCATAAGATCTTTAAAGTTACCTGGCTTTCCAGGAACCTTGATGCGACAGCATTTCTCCATGATGAAGTTCAACATGTCGTCGGTTGCCAACAAGTCATTTTCATCGATTGTGGACCAGTGGCGAATTTCAGCTACGCTGGCAGCACGAATTGCAATTTGCGTTTCACTGTCGTAGAAAAGACCCTTTGAAGGTATGTTTTCTAACGGTACGTTTTTCCACCCAATCTCAGCAGCAAGTAAGCTGTCTGCTTCAGGATTTTGGAATTTCTGTGCTTTTCCCAGCGATGTAACTGGTGTTGCTTTTGCTTGAGGCATAGGCTGAACTTCTTCAGCTTCTTCTACAACCTCATTCATCTCGTTTTGTTTTGCAAACAAAGCGGCTTCTTTTTCGATCTTGTCTTGAAGCTCTTCGTTGCTCAAGTTTTCGTATTCTGACATATGGAATTAGTTTTGTTAGTTTATATATCACAGCATGATTTTGGTTCTTAGTTTTGGGACAAAAAAAAGAGGGACCGAAGTCCCTCTTGATATTTGGTACTGAGACCAAATGGATGTTTAGAGAATTGTTTCTTCCCAGTAGTCTGCGCGAAGTGTGAAACCGGTGATCTTGTAGATACCTGCTTCTGAGAAGTTTGCTTCGTTTCCGAATCCTGCGATTGCAGTTGTCGGGAATACTGTTGGGAAAGTCAACTGGCGATAGATATCACCGTTCTTGTTGAAGTAGTTGATGATCATCGGACCACCTGCATAATCTCTCTTGATTCCCATACGACCTGTAAGTGGATCATAGATGATATCGCACCATTGACGAAGAGCCTTGTAGACGTATGCGCTGTTGGCGTCGTCTAAGTTGACTTCAAAGTCAAGAGTTACATCAACCGTTGTACTTTCGGGAGCACCTCCAGCAAACGATCTTCTTGCGAATTTGTACATCTGCTCTTGAGCGCCTGGAAGTTTGTTTACTTCAACACCACCGATGTTTGTAACGTTTTCCATTACTAGCTGCCAGTTTGATACAGCGGGCGGTGGAGTCAACAAGATTTCGAACTGTGATTGGTACACAGGTTCGAATTTGTTCATCGCGGCGACCGAATTTCTATAATGTGGTAGTCCTGCCATTTTGCTTTCTTTTTATTTTGATCTCTGTATTTATCTCTTTAAGTTTTACCCGTTAGGCTGCTGAAAAACCGCCTGAGCTGATACCTCCTGTCTTGAGGACTGTGATGCGGTTGATAAATTTCTGCAGACCGCGAGCAGGCTCAATTCCGATGTCAATGATACCGAAGTTTTGGTCGATGATTTCAGGTGTGTTGTTGGTTTCGTCCATGATAACTGAGTAAGCATAGATTCCTCCGCCGTTTCTAACCACATCTAGATAGTTCTCAACGATAGTTTTGATCTCAAGACGAGTAGTAGCGTCGTTGAATTCAAAGAGGTATTGTTGAAGAACCTCGATTACCGCAGTCTCGATAGTAATCAACAAGTCTCTAACGTGGAGGTTGTTGAATGCTGAGAGAGTTCTTTGGTAAGCAGTCTGGTTAGCGAAGATCATCGGACCAACGTTCTTAACGTTTGTGATTGGGTTAAGACCGATCGGCTCGAGGTTTTCGCGGTCAGACAGTAAGTAGTCGTATTCCATTGCCACGAATCTAGGATTCGAGATTACACCACGACGAGGACCAGCAACGATTGCGTAAGGAGTACCATTGATAAACTTACGTATGAAGTTGTTTGATACGTCAGCGGCAGGTGGAATGCTCTTGTTCTTAGCGTTCTCTCTGATGATGAGGTTAGGTGTGAATACACCGATGAACTTAGCGCCTTGCTCTTCATCAGGAAGACTCCATACGAATGAAGGGCCGAGTGTAAGGTTACCACCAGTTGAGATGTAGTAAGTGTTAAGAACCGGAGCAGGGTTTCCTGCTTGAGGATCTGGAAGTTCGGTGAATCGTGGATCAGTGCTTGCTTGGAATTCTGCGATAGAAGGAGCGTTGATGATCGCCAAACATTGTTGACGATTCTTAGCAAGTCGGCTAAGAATTTGCTTAGCTCCCATGTAAGGCTGAATACCCAAGTTGAAAGTATCAACGATATAGCGGAATGTAATTACGTCGTCAGATGCAAGTGTCTTAGACAAGTTGGTATTCTCGAGAACGCCGTAGATCTTATCAAGTTGAGCATCTGTATTGTTAGGAAGATGGTAGTCAGTCAGAGTGAATCCTGAGAGAGCAGTGAACTGCAGTCTGTCAGCAAATTTCTGGATTGACTGGTATCTTGTGACGTATGTAAGACCGCTGGTTACGGTTGTCTTAGGAGTAACGAGCGTGCTGTACTCAAAGTATGCAACACCAGTTGCCGCGTCGGTTTTCTTAACTTTAGAAATGATGCGGATCAACAAAGTATCAGAATTGTCTACGAGGTAGTCTCCAACTTCAATCTTGCTTGCGTTTGCAACTGTAAGTTTGAATTTCTTGCCGCCGTCGTAAAGTCCTGGCGCTTCGATCTTAACGTTTTCTGAAATGTTCTTCGCGATTGAAGAATAGAAAGCGATGTAATTAAGAGTGCCTCCATCATCGTACACAGATGAATCGATATACGTTTCATTTACGTCTGCGTATGTTGCGTCAGCAGGTGTTTGCAATGTTGTGTCAGAGAACTGACGGAATGAAGCACCTTTAAGACCGTAAGCAATACCGCTGTATGCGTCGATTGTTCTGCTCCAGTTTGGATTAGCGTTGATGTAGTTGAACTCAGAAGAACCTGTACCATATTTAATACGATCACCGTCAACTACAAGTTGATTGTTAATGTTGCTTGCAAGTGTTGAACCAGGGTAAGCCTCAATGATAGCGAGTTCAGCTACGTTGGTATTCTCCAAGTTGAATGAACCAGCTGCAGTTGTTGCTGCAACAGATGAAACTTCCCCGGTAATTACTTTTCCGTTTAGAAGAGTGACCTCGATCACATCGCCTAAAGTTTCATTATCGAATGCGTTTGCGTTTGTGGTTCCTACAACTCTGATTTTTCCAAAGTCTGCGTCGGTAGTATTGATTTCCCAACCTTTGAGATACCACGTACCCGCAATTGCAGCGTCCGTAGTAACGTTAAAGACAGTTACCAAGTTTCCGTCTGCGTCAGCAGAGTTACCCGCGTTGTCAAGTATTGATACACCATCGATCTTACTGTATGTATATGTAGGATTTAAGATGTAGTCGATTTGATCAGCCGTGTTTAAGTCAGGAACCAGGTTATCTGCAGCAGCAGCGCTGATGTCAAGCAATGTGATTGTCAAATCAGAAGGCTGAAGGAATGATGAGAATTCATCAGCAGCAAATCCTGGTACACAGTATTTGTCTTGATAGAAGTTTGTGCCTGATGTAAGAGTAGTAGCAACATCGATTTGGAAACCTCCAGTGATACCAGTTACAGTGTCAATTTCAAAGTACTTGGCATAGCCGGTAGCTTCAACCAAAATAACATCTCCAGCAGCAGGTGTAAGAGTTGTAAAGTTTGCATTGATTTGGTTAGCAACTGTTGGTACAGTTAGAACTTCGCCTTCTTCAATGTATGCAGCTGTATATGTTGCATCGGAATTCAGAGGGTTGCTCACAGGTGCGATAAAGAAGTCACCTGAATCAATTACATTGTCAACTTTAACATAGTCATTAGGCATCGCTGCAGTGTCAAGAGTGTCTGCACCGTATGTAGCGATCAATGAATTTGTAGTAAGACCCGTAAGAAGGGCGTTGTACATTGAAGGTGTAAAGGTGGTGTCTGTAGGAACAGGCTTGTAAACAACAAGCTGGTTCAAGAATTTACCGCCGTTTCCGCCGTAAGGATATGAACTTACATATGGAGCAGTTGAATCACCAGCAGTATCGAAAGGCTGTGAAGCCTCATCACCTGCGAGTGAATTTTCTCCAGAGTAAGAAAGCACATCTTTAAGAGGTGTGTTGTATGAAAGGAAGTCAAGTACCTCATCAGTTGAGTTGATGAGAGAGTGACCAACCATATCTACCTTGTAAGTTGAGTTGTCGTAATCATCAAGTTCGGTTTCGTTGATGTTCAAGAAAAGGCCGGTTAGAGCAGTTGCTTGATTGACGATAACGTCGATTGATTGGTTTACACCGTTGTTGTCGATGAAGTTAGGGATGATACATCCAGTGAACGATCCCAAAAGAGTTACATCGTCAAGACTTAAGAAGTTTTCCAGCTGTGCTGTGTTGATACCTCTTGCATCAAAGTATTTTGACCAAACCGGATCTTTAGAAAGAACGGGAAGGTCTGACCAATCACCTTTGACTACAAAGATATCTACGAAGTAGTCAGAAACATAGTCAGTTGGTTTAACATATGCAGGTACATCATCTGGTCCAAAGTAATCTTGGGCAGTAATGTTATACTGTGTTGCGTTCACCGACTTACGGATGATTGTGCTTGTAACTTGTTGACTCAAGTTTACGATGTTGAACAGTCTTCCTCTATTTGAAGGTTTGCTGTCAACAGTAGCTTGCAAGTAGTTTGTATCCGCGAACCAGAATCTCTCTTTGTTGTAGAAAGATGAGAGAAGAGCGGTTGTGTTGATACCATTTTCTCCGGCAGCCTCGAGCGAGAACGAACGGTACTGAACGGCATCACCGCCTTCGTTAGCCGGAACGTTGTTCAGCGGCAATAAGTTCAATGCAAATATCGGTGCTGTTTGTAGACATGTCTCGATTGCTCTGTGGAAGAACGAACCTCGTTTTTCCAAGTATGCATCAATAGGTCCAAACACTTTTCTGGCGGTTGCTACATCTCTAAGGAACACCGGTGCGTTAAAAACACCGATGCGGGAAAAGCCAACCACAAGACGAATTGTTTGCGTTGTAACCACAATTCTTTCTGAAGCATCGAACTCTACAGTGTAAACACCAGATGCTTTGAATTGGTTTAGATCAAGCGTGATTTTAGCCATTCTGCTTTATTGTTATTTTTCTTGTTTTCTTTTATTGTTAGTTTATCTATATATCTTGCCTAATTCAGCTCTTTTTTCATCTTCTCTTCTTTTCATAGGCATTGTTGATCATTTGCTGCGTAGCGTCGAAGGGGTTTGTGAACTCTTTCATGATCCTAAAAGCTTCGAGGAAATCGTCTTCTGAGCGGTCACCTGCTTCCATTCTTTTTTCCATTGCCCTCTTTGTTTTCTCGGGAATTGTATCATATATATCTTCAACCATCTCAAAGAAATCTGTGGAATCAAAGAAAGAAACCGTGTTTACGATCGAGAGAGCAACGTCATCATGTGCTATCTGTGATTCATATCTTCCTATGTTGTTTACACCAAAAGCAGACAGCTCTTCAAACGATCTGACTTCGTTGATAACGATCTTGCGATCTCTTGCAAGGTTTCGCATTTCTCGGAAGTATGACTCACGATTATCCTTTTGAAGTTTAACACCAATCTTAAGCTGATCGTTTGCCAATGTTTGTTTTGTGTGTAAGAATATCTCTGGATAGTAATCGCGGTTCTTTGATAGCCTGTCGATGATTGCGTGACCTTTAAAGTTGATCTCTAAGACTATCTTCACACTTTCGTAGTGAAAAAGTTCGAATGTTAGTATCTCAAGTACTTTTGCGACTTCTTCAACCGAGTGTGCGTTTGATCTAAACATTCCAACCTGTTTGAGTTTGAAAAAGGCTGATTCGTCTGCCCAATCTTTGGTTGCTCTGATTTTGGCAGGAGATTTTGGTTCCAACTTAAAAATGTTGATGACTGAATAGTCTCGACCAACACCGTCTCCTAAGTCAACTGACATTACAAATTTATCACCGCGTTCATCAAACTCTCGATCAGGCTCAAAATCTGGGTGCCACTTTAAAGCAGCGCTAAGGTCGGGGTAGTCCAACAACGGATCCAGCTCAACCCAGCGGTATTCTTTACAAGTTCTCTTCATCAACATTAGAGTGTTTGCGTCGAATAGAAGTCTCGATGAAGCTAAGAACTGGTTGCCGTATTCTTGGTTGAACAATTCTTCGGAACCTAAGTTTGCAATTTCTCGTTTCTTCCATTCTTCATCCCTGCCTGGAACTTGCCACCAGTCCACTCGAATCGGCTTAAAGTTGTTCTTACCTTCGATCGCTCCTTGGTAGATCTCATAGAAGAGGTTCATACCGTTTGGCGTTGAAGATATGATCATTCTTGAAATCTGAGAAGAAGACAGCGTAGGATAGATTGATCGATAGAACGGAGATAAGAAGTTGCTGTGAATGTGAGCAAACTCATCCGCGTACAGAAGGTGGATGGTAAAACCAATCGCCGCGGTTTTGGTTGTTGCTTGTGAGAACAGACGATTACCGTTGTCGAACCTCATACCTGTAACACCGCCCGATGCAACACCAGGTTTCATGAAGTACGGTAAGTTCTTGAGGATCGTCTTAATCTTATCAACGATCTCGTTGGTGGTCGCAAGTTTGTTGGCAACCACGAGTACGTTCCTGTCCGAGTGGAAAGTTACATACCAAGCAATAAAGATCGATGATGTAACTGTCTTACCGATTTGTCGAGAAGCAAGCATGATCACAAAACGATTGTCTTGGAATGAGTCAAGCATGTCTTCTTGATATGGACGTAGTGTAATCTGACGAATACCTTCGTCAGTCATAGAGTGACAGTACTTGTTACCAAAGTAAACTACGTCATTGGCGCATTTGGCCAATTCTTCCATTTCTTCGCGTGTGTACTCAAAGACTACATCAGCAGCCTTTGTGTCGATCTTACCTTCATGGAACGGTGATGTGTCTGCTGGCAGACCGCGTTCTATTCGGTCGATCTCTTCGTTAATCTTCTTGGTGCTCCAGACTTTCCCCTTCGCCATCTTTTAATCTTTCTTTTGGTTTGGCAGACGCTCTTCGTTCAGGTATCACTTCACGAAGAGTTTCTATCAGATGTCGACTTCCTCGCATCTGGAATGTATTCTTATTCTCATCATATTCTGGAGAATCACCAGAATCTATCAATGTAGGTTCCTCCGACTTCTTGACTCGATAGTCTTCTTTTAGATTCTTGTAGTTTTGCTCCATGATCACCATGAACTGTGCAAGGTGCTTGACGATCTCCATCTTTGACCTCTGCAAAGATGCTAAGACTTCAAAAGTTCTTGGGTGTAGATTTCCATTGTCGATCTCTTCCAAGAGTTTAGTGATCGCGTGTTCGGCGGTCTTCATTTGGAATAGTAAGTTAGACACGGTGATCTTGTCAACAACGTTCTTTTGCTGAATGTAAGGAATCTCTTGAATAATTCCTTTGTCCAGATAGAACTCTGCGATGGAATCTACGATATCATCGGCTTTACCATCGGAGTCAGTCTTGACTCCGTCATAGTCCATAAAGTTCGTAACCCTTGCTGGAAGAATACCTCTTGCTTCGTTCACGAGGTTGGTCATGTCCTGGATGTCAGAATTTACTAACCTTTCCAGTTCGTCCTTGAGTTCGAGTTCTTTACGTTTTTCGTCTGTAGGCTTTCGCATATTATTTTGTGTTTGCTATCCAAGGTAACTTCAATCTAGGAATTGCGTTGTCAATAATGATACTGAACTGTGCGTCTTGTACAATTGCCTGATTAAGCATGTTCACTTGTTTAATTTGTTCGGTCTCTATCTTATCGTACAGTCTTATGTTAGTACTTACAAGATTTGCGGCAAGAAGGTTATAGTTGCTATCGACGGATAGGTCAAGCTGTTCTATAGTCTGTACCGCACTGTATATATTCTCCAAGTCGGTGGTTTGTGGAGAGTTAGGATTTGTCTCGTTCCACTTACGAACCCAAAGGTCCAATGAAAGCTGTCGGTAGAAGTTCGACATGTTTATGAAAAGTGCGTACCAATAATCTTGTACCAAGTTGTTCTTTAAGATGAACAGCGATGATTCACCATTTCTCATGATCATAAAGTATCTGCTTGCGAATACACTGATTCGTAATCCTTTTGCTGATGCAGAATCATAACCGTTAAAGACAATGTTTTCAAAAGTCTTTTCTGCTATGTAACCACTACCAGACGGTCCCGACCAATTTGGGTAGTAAAGATTTAGAAATTCTATGATGTCTTTTCTTACGGATATGGTGTAGTTGTACCCGCCTGCTACTGCAGAAGTACTTACCCATGTACCATAGACAGAGAATCCGTTAAACTTATTGATCTTAATGATGTCTCCTGCGACGTACTTACGAGTTGCTGCAAGTTTGAAAGTCAGCTGTTGATAGTCTCCGCTTGCGGCACCAAGTATCAGTCCGCCTTTGACATTGTCTTTAGGTATTGTAAGTTTAGGGGGAATTTCTTTGAACCAACAAGAGAACGATCTTTCTTCTGTCGTCGGAAGTACAACTTTTGCTCTGTACTTTACAGCCTCGACTTCATCCTTTCCTGTAAAGATGGATCTTAAGTCATACTGTGATTCAGAAAGAAGCAAAGAATAGTTGTTTACTTTGAGCTGTGAGATTATTAGATCGTTATTGATGTCTTGTCTTGTAGGATCGTAGTCTCTTGAGCCGATCTTAGGATCGTACTGTTGTGGATCAGTGGTCTTAACTTCAAGTAAGTCGAGTTCTTCTTGGAATTCTTCTTGGTAGCTCGTGGTCAGAACATCAAATTCTTCTCGTAAGTTTTGTGTTTCTTTGCGGTTTGCTTTGGGTTGGTATTTCGTAAGACTCACTTTCCAGTAGATCTCAGTTCTCATGAGGTCTTTGTAAAGATAAGAACTGTCGACTTCATATACCCTGTTCTCCAGAGGCATGTAAATTATGTCTCTCTTTTGCGGAGCTGTGCCTACACCAAACAATTCTTCAAAGTAATTCTTAGTGATGTGTACTTCAAACGGCATTTCAAAGTCAACGCCCATCGGATTGAACAACAGCTTGCTGTCAGGAAATTCATTGTTGGGTACGACTACTTTGATGCACTTTGGTTCATCAACATCGTACAGATTCCATTCGTTCAAAACGATATCTTTACCTATTGCCAAAGGAACTGCCCTGGCGTACATTACATCAATTCCAAATAGCTGATTGACTGTAAATGAAAGTTCCTTGTAAAGAACCACTAAAGGATTTACTTGGTACGGTCTAAATGTAAAGTTTTCAACTTTTGTTATGTTACTAATGTTACCTTTGTCGGCAACAGTATAGACGGGAACAAACCCGATGTAAGGATCTTTGGCGATAGGATCCTGTTCGTATGTAATCTCAATGTTGTTGATTGTGATTGGTCCTCCGCTGATCAATGTTACTCTAAAGTCAACAAAAAGATCGTCATTAGCGTTAAGTACCACATCGGTCACATTCTTGTTGGTCAGTTCTACCCAAGAAGACCTTACCCTGTTTGATGTGCCCCAACGAAACTCTTTCCTGTACACGCCGCTACCAGCGATGTCGTCCATCCACCCAGTGAGCTTTGTAACATATAAGAAAGGCTTGTCCTGAGTGTACTTGATAAAATCACCTGGACTCGTAAGTATGGCTTGCATCTATTAGGGATACTATTTTTTCTATATATCCCTACTTAGATAGCGGTTTACTGGGAAATAAGTTTTTCGAATCCACGAAGGTCATCTTCAAAAGGTTTGCCTACCAAGAGAAGAGCTTCTTCTATGTCCCTGCGGGATATCTTGTAATGTTCGCAGTATAAGCGGATTGCTTCGTCAGATACTGGCTGCGATTCTTTTTTCTTTGCCTCTTTTGCTTTAGCTGTTTTGACGTACATCCACCCTGGAGTTCGATTGTACACCTTGCTTAAACTCTCTTGCCAATAAGTAACGACCTGGCCTGGATTGATCTTAAGATTGTTGAAGTAGCTTGCCTGCACTGGATGTTTGATCGCCATGAAACGGTTGATCATAAAGAAGTGCTTGGCACGATCGTGCATCTTGGTCTTCTTAAACTCAGCCGGTTTTGAGAACATTGTGTTTATGAAGCCGAAAAGATCACTCATGTAGTTTATATTCTTTTGATTGTTTGTAGTTCTTATGAAACCAAAGTAAGTGTATCATTATGATTGATCCGTTGGTGACAACGATAGGCATGTCTTGTTTAATCATTCCGTATGAAACCCAGATCAAACAAGCAGCAACATTCATTAAGCGCAGTGTTAGCATGTCTTTCATTAAAAAAGATGCCAACACAGCAGCTGTTCCTATCCATCCTATTATTTCTATCATTCTTCGATTTTCCAAATTTCAGCAAGAAGAAACAATGCCCACCAGTCCCAGTCAATCAGTTGTTCGACAGGAATTGATGTGTATGCCGAGTAGACAAGAGTGCCAACCAAACCTACCATGATTATCACAGTAAGGATAGCTGAAAAAAAGAACCAAAGTTTTTTCATAGTTAGAATTTGAATTGTGAGAAAATATCTGCTTCAAAGGTTCGTCCGTTGCTGACGAATCGAGTGCCTTCAAGAAGAGCGTTCATATCGTATGTGCGAGCTCCCAGCTCTTTGTTCTCCCAAGCCTTGTCGAAAGAAGAGCGGAACTTCTCCTGTATGTCGGTAGGTAAGATGCGATCATCGAGGAATACCAACTGAAGGTTTCTCTCGAGTCTTGTCTTGATGACTGCAGCAGGAGCTGATTGTTTGCATGTCGCCTCGATTGAGCTAGCAACTTCTGCTGCGCGATTAGGCAAGTCATAAACATCAGTGACGGGTTTTACCATGTTGAGAATGTCGTACATTCGTTTGGCTTTGGAAGCAGTCACTCGGAATGTTTTGCCTTCTTTTGTCCAGGACCAGATCGGTGGAACTGCGTCACCTGCATCACCAGTGATTACCTTTTCGAATATGATGTACTTGCGGTCGATTTCTTCGACTGGAACAGAGCTGGTTGCTTCGACGATTAGGTCTTTGCTGCGGTTCATATAAGTGCTTGCGTCGAACAGATCGTATTCTTCGTTCTTGAGCCAAGCTTGAAAACCTTCAGGAGCTACGATCTTGCGGCTCTTAGAGTTAGGGTTGTAGACAACCACAAAGTTTTTACCATCGAACTGAACACATTGTGTCAAGTCACGGTCACCGGTTACGATAACCGAGTCTTGTCCTTCTTCGTAGAATTTCTGAGCCCACAGGTACATAAGATCATCGCCTTCGGCGCGTTCTTCGCGAGACACGATGATGCCTTTGGCTTTGAGGATCTCGCCAAACTCGTTCATACAGGAATAGAAAGAGTCCCAGTCGATTGTGGAAGTCTTTTCTTCGCGATGTCCTTTGTATGCACCGTCCTCAATTTCGATTTCTTTTCTCCACGAACGAGAGTCGATTGTAAAAACTATGCGGTCGGGATTGCCGAAAGTACGGATAGCGTGTGAAAAGTCGGTTGCGACTTTTCTGATGAACATTTCTTGTTCTTTCTTTTCTTCCAGAACTTTACCTTTGGAGCCGTAACCTCCAAAGATGAATAGCGTTTTGTAGAAAAGGTAGTTGCCGTCGAATATAAGATTCATATTTTGATTTATAGTGTAAATTTAACCAATGTATTTTACAGTAGCAAATTTACTTGTGATTAGTTATTAACAATTGTATTCCCACTTGACCATGACTGCCTTGATGTTAGCCTCGAGCTGTTTCTTTAAAGCAGGAAGCTCATTCACGGTAGGAAGAGCTCCGCGGAACAGCGGCTCTCTTTGCAGGTTTCCTTGGCGGTCCACCAAGTAAATGTAGATTCTAGCGCCGATTTTGGCGATGTCAAATTTTGCTTTTGAAAGAGCAGGATACGTTGACGAAATGTAGTTCTTTAGGTCTGATACGCGGTTCATGCTTCAAGTGTAACTTTGATTACTTTTTCTGGTGTGTCTTTGTAGACAGCACGAATCTTTGTAAGAAAGAATTTTCCTTTTGATTCAGCATCCAGGAATTCCTGATACGTTTCTTTGGCAAATTCTTTGTATTCATAGACCTTTCCGTTGTTGAATTCTACGGTTAAGGTGTTAGACATTGGGTTGTACGTCGTACTTTTTACAAGCGCCGATGTCCATTCTTTAGTTTCTATTGCGATATTTTCAGTTTCCATCTTTTTCATAATTGCTGATTGAAATGCTTTATAGTAGAGGTCTACCGTGGATATGTACTTGTTCTCTGGCAGATGTTTGATCTTGTCCACTTCTATGAACAAGTCTTCTCTAATTCCATGTTCGTATGCGGCATAAACAATGTCCTCTAATGTAACCATGATTTATTGATTTAGGATTATTTGGCACTCATACACAGCGGCAAGCATAGAGATCGCTGGATCTATCACATGAACTCGCTGTGATTGGTAGTGTGCGACTTTAATCAGGATCTGCGGTATCTTAGCCACCTTGGCAGGCTGATTGTCTCTCAAGTAGTCAGGAAGTTCGTTTCCTAAAGCAAATAGTACATCGTCAACTTTTGATGAATAGTTGGTCATCAGAAACTTATAGTTCTCTTGAGGATCGCCTGACTTACATATCATTTCAAAGATATCGCGGAATGAGTAGTTCAGCTTCTTAACATCATTTGCCTCGATCTTTTTGACGCCTTGGATCGCAAATGTCTGTATCTTGTTCACGATAGAACGCATGTCAGGAAAGTTTCTTTTTACGAACTCGACGATTGCGTCCTTTTCGATTTCGATACCACATGACTTAAAGATTGCCCAAGAGCGTTTGATGAACTCGACCATAACTTCTTTTTCTTCTTCTTTGCTTAAGAAGTCAAAGTTAATGCAAGTAAAACGAGACTGAACGGGCTCAGGAACTTTGTTGATATAGTTACAAGTTCCTATGAAACGAGCAGTAGCTGCAAACTTTTCGATGGTGGCACGAAGAGCTTTGTAGAATTGGTCAGAAGCACCGTCCATCTCATCAAGAATGACTACCTTAAACATTTCTGCGCCATCAAGAAGACTGATGGTAGAACACCAGTTGGTGATTTTCTCGCGTATGATGTCGACCGAACTTTCATCGGATACGTTTATGTATAAGAAAGGATAGTTTGCTGCAAGCACCTTTGCCAAAGAAGTCTTACCTAATCCTGGCGATCCATAGAACAAATAGTTCTGATGTAACACTCCGTCTCCGATTGATTTGCGGATACGTTCGGGCAGGATCATCTGCTCAAGTTTCTTTGGTCTGTACTTTTCAGTAAATAGTTCTCCGATCATTTTGTTGTAAGATTTATGTTTATATTCTCAAAAGTATACTTAGTTCTTCTTGCGAACCACAAATGAAAAACTTGCAGGCCAGTCACGATCGTCGTCGTACTCACGTTCATAGTCGCATACGTCTTTAAACTCAAATTCATATTCTTGACTTTCTTCATTGGTCTTAGTGAAGGCTTGTTTTAACTCTTCGATATCGTCAGAGTTCCAATAGCGTAATTGGTTCGTTCTTAAGTAACAACCTTCGTATGCATTCTTGTGGCCAAAAGAAGAAGCGCTTCTCAGACCAGTGCTGGCGCCGGTGTTTCTTACGAGCAGTACAACGTCTGCGTGATCGTCTTTGATATTTAATGTATTGTTCATATGATTAAGTGATTAAAGTTCAAATGTTGGTTTCAGCCACAGTCCTCGGTCGAATATCAGATCCAAGAAACCTGGTATAGACCTAGATTCCACAAGATGCAAAAGTTTAAGAGTCGCAACGGTATCATGCTTCATCATCTTGATAAGTTCTTCTCTGATTCTTTCGGCGCTAACAGTAGTCCTGAGTTTTTCCAGTATCTCAGGCTGCATCATAGCCAACCAGATTTCGTCTGCGATGCTGAAACCTTTAGTGATCTTAAACCTCAGAGCACGCATGATTCTAAGTGGATCGTCCATCATGGTTTGAGCGGCTGGCAACGGTGTTCTAAGCAGCCTGCGTTCCAAATCTTCTCTGCCGCCAAATAAGTCTATCAGATTACCGTCTTCATCTACTGCCATGGCATTCAGGGTAAAGTCCCTGCGAAGCAAGTCATCTTCCAGACTTCCAAGCGCTAAGATTGGACGACGAGTGCCTTCCATGTAGCCGATTTCTTTGCGAGCCATCACAAAGTCAGCGACAAGTCCAGCGTTAGGACTATCCTGCGGAAACTTTGCTCTGATAGTAAAGCAGTCGGGTGTGGATAGAAAGATCTGAAATCCTTCATGAGTCATCCAGTCAGTCATTTGCTGAAAACCTTCTTCAACGGTCTGTGTAAGATCGTCAAGAACGAAGGTAAAGTCTATGTCTTTTGATTGTAGGCCGAGTAGTTCATCTCGAACACATCCGCCTACTTTGAATATCTGTGGCATGTTAAGCAATGTAAAAGTTAAGTTCGTATTTTCCACATCCCATTCTATAGATTTGGATATGTACCCACTTCTTTGCCTCGTTTCCTGTTTTGACCACCGTCAGCGGGAAGCTGTACTTGACGGTAGAACCGTATGCAACATGTTCAGCCCAGAGGCGGTCAGCATAGACGATATCATAACCGCGTCTGCGAGTTTCATCTTCAACTGCCATAAGAGCGGCTGCTTGCGTTGCGAAGTATGTATTGAGTTTTTCCATGTTTAAGCAGCTTGTAAAGTAGGGTAAGATTCAATAACACCACAGATCTCTGAGATCTTAGCGCCCAGTGATGGGTTTTCGTGTGTTACGTTTGCAAGATCCTTCGAAAAGATGATTTGCTGGGTATAGTCATAACCATCGAAGAATCCGTAAAGCATGTTCTCCAGCTGTCTGGTTGGTGCTTCAATGTCTACAAGATCACCTATGATATTCAGGATCTTGGAAAGTGTTTCGGAACTCATGTTTTCGTGTCGATCAAATCTGCGTATTTCCATATCGAATAATTATAGAGCAAAATTAACCAATTGATTTGACAATAGCAAACTTTTTTGCCAAAAGTTATTAACAAAAAACACATGGACAGTTTTAGTGTCCATGTGTCCATGCGTTAAAAGTTTGATTAGAATCCGCCCATACCGCCACCTTGGTTCTGTAGATCTTGTTGCTTCTTCATGTACTCTAGATCTTCGATGTCTTTGGCTTTCTTGAGGCGAGCGTTTTCGTCGACGTCTGATTTGTCGAGCTTCATATATTTCTCGATGACGAACTGTGGTACGAAGTATGGTACATCGACGTCCATTCCCGTTGCGTCTTTTCTCTTGTCCATAATCTGCATCAAGCTGTTTGCGAAGTCGATGCGTTTCGTCATGATCTCCATTTCTTTGAGTTCTTCGAAGAGGTTGTCTTTGTTGAACTTGATGGCAAGAGCTGACTTAAAGAGTTCGTCTTCAGCCAGTTCTGGACGAAGAAGACCCATCTGAATGAACAGAGGCTTAAGAATGATTTCTTGATAGATCGAGCGAAGGCGATTGACGAATCTACCAAAGCGTATTTCTTCGCGGTCGATTGCATCTGCGCTGAATGAAACATTACCAGCGTTCTCGCTGTCGAATCGAGACTGCGGCACTTTTGAATCTTCGATTACTTTGTCTTTAAAGTATTTCAGAGCATCGGTATCGCTCAAGTCATAACCGTCACCACCGATGGTTTCGATCTCCGGCGATTCTCCGTTCTTAGAAGGGAACAGATAGTTTTTGTAGAACTGCATTGAAGGCTGGCCGTTTACCGAAAGTTCTCCAGAATCAAAGTTTAATGAGATGTCTTCTTTGTACATTGACATCAATTCAGCCAAAGATTCTTTAGCTTTCTGCGGAGACTTGGTTCCGATAGGAACCACCATCTTAAGACGGAACGAGCTGTTCATAATGTTCCAGATGATACGGCTGTTCTCCATGATGCGTAACAAGTTGAAAGAACGAACCATTCTTTCCACGTAAGATACGCGGCTTACGAAGTTTCCTTTTGCGTACGATATGTAAATGATCTGTGAGTCAAGTAATACCCTTTTCATTGAAGGAATGTCCTCGTACTGAACCCAGATTTTCTTGTATGAACCATCTCCGCCTTTCTCAACACCTGGGCGTAGAGAGATAGGGTCAAGTTCTTTGAAACCTATGATGTTCTTACCTTCGGGATCAAAGATGATTTCAAAAGCAAGGAATCCGTCGATTAAAAGTTGGCGGAAATATGACCATGCGTCGTGACCTTGGTTAAAGTTAAAGTGGGCATAGATCTTTTTGTACTGCGTCCAGATTTCATCGACGATTTCTTCCATGTTCTCAGGAGATACGATCTCTTTGACTTTGGTTACGTCGGGTTGACAAAAATAGTTTGCTGAGTCGAATACGATCGCTTCATCGGCAACGGTATCTAAGATGAACTCAATTTCAGGGTTCATCGCAAAGCGACGAAGATATTCTCGTCTTGACTTATAGTCTTTGTCGAAGAATGCGATGAACTTTTTCTGTCCTACATCGGACAGAGCGAGTGAGTATAAGAATTCCTCTGGCAAGTAGCCTTGGTTTCCAAACTCTGCTTCGGTCACACCTATCGCACGAGACTGGCGTATAACCATGTCGTCGTACTGCATGCCTAAGTTGGCGAGCCTTCTCAAACTTTTTGAGAGTTGCCCAAATATCGGATTGACTCCGGCTCTATCAATGAATCCTGCCATGTTTTATATATCTTAGTTTATTTGAATCGTTTCTTATTTGCTTGTACTTTTGCCAAGTCTGTTGGCGTTTTCTTAGAAAGTGCTTGTTTTTTGGCTGTTATGTATTCAGCATAAACTTTTGCCAAACCCTTTCCTTGTATTTCTTTTGGCACATAGAAAGGTATCATACACCAGTCTTCGATCTCTACTAGTACTGGGTTTAAGATTCCTGCCATATCATAGTTTCTGATTGCGAAAGTAAGAGGTATCTTGGCTTGATCAACAAAGACCTTCGACATAAGTGACCAGTCTTTTAAGTACTTCGCCAAGTTCTTTGCTTGTCCAACAAGCCCAGAGTCAGAATCTTTCTCTGCACCGAGTAAGTCTTTCATATATACACGGTAGTAAGTATCCAACAAGTCCACTTTTTGTTTTTCTGGAATGAAGTCCAAATTGATACCTTGAACTATAGTTCTACCCGTGGTCTTGGCGATGAAAGTGCCTATGATTAACACCATAGGTCGTTTGTCGTAGTAACTTAAATAATCTTTTGTGATTGGGTTGGGGTATCGAAACATATAGATCGAACCCGGTAAGAAAAAGTTTAGTTTGCGTGCCTCAAAACGGGACTCTTCTTCTATGATGAAGTAATTTTCAAACGGACTTTTGATGTACTTGTCGCTAAAGAACTGGAAAGCACCTGTCCTCTCTTTGGACTTATTTGCGTCCTCGTAGTATTTCTTAATGTCGATATGACCGTCTACTTTTGCCATTACCTATCGAATAAGAATTTTTCTGTGACTATGACAAACTTGTAGCCGATTCTTTCTGCATGATCTTTAGCTGCTTGAAACTTCGCTCGGTTGGTTATCCAAGTCTGTAAAGCATAGTTGTAGTTTTTCAACCTTTTCATGGTCATGCTTCCGCTTTCCATGAGTGGGCGCTCAAGAGATGCTTCGGGTTTGACTTCCACCAAGTAATCTTCTTCGGTATCACCTTTTTTGATTCTTGCATAAAAGTCTATGTAATAGTCGTGCTGTTTATTGTCAATGGGACTTGTGTATTTTATCCCGACTGGTTCTGAAGACCACTTTACTACGTTTTCACCATCGTCGCAGTATTTACAAAAACGATACTCCCACGAAGAACGGTAGATGATCTTGGTAGGATCACCTATGTATTTGTCAGGATTGTTAAGTTTATAGTATCCTTGACGAAATCCACTCTTTGCTGTAGGCTTGTTGTTTTTGATACTCATATTGTCTTATAGACTATAGAGGTTCTCGTTACTTAGTGATAGTTTATCGATGTCTCTGATTGGATGAAGCTTCTTCCAACCCTTTGCGAATCCGTGTTTAATGATTTGCGTATAGTACGCAAACGGATACTTTGATTTTTCTGGGTTGTAACTTCTCCAGTACTTAATGACATCCATTAACGCGAAGGCAATTACATCCTTGCGATCCTCTTCGTCTTTGTACTTTAATTTCTTGGAAGCTTCTTTTGCCATCAGCTGTAGCATCTCTACTGCTCTGGGCGTCAGTTCATCTCGTTCTTTGGATAGAAGTATTTCTTTTCTGAACTCTTCTGGATCAATGTAGTTTGCCATGTCTTGTTAGTTTACGGATCCGCTTGCCGCTACTTCAGATTCAGAATCAAGTGATGTTAAATAAGATTTGAAATCTGCGATGGCTTTGTCAACCGCGTCGTGTGAGATTTCAGAATTGTCCTTGATAAATGTTCTTAAATCATCCATGCCGTAAAGTATTTCTGTTACTTTGTCGGCAATGGCTGCGAGAACTCCGTTTGTCTTGTCGGGTTTGTTCTCGGAAGTTTTAGCATTTGCGTGTATATCCGTTTCTGAGTTATATACACCAGTCTCAGAAAGGTTCTTGTTTTCAAAAACCTCTAACGGTTTGAGGAACTTCTTCTTAATGTAAGTTTTCTTTCCGCCGCCGTATAAGATCTCTACGTCGTCGTTGTCTCCGCGGCTGGTAAAGTCAAGAGCTTTCATCATGACTTCTTCGCCTGCGCCAGGACCAGAATAGTCGGTGTCTGTTATTTCGGCCTTTACATACTCTTTGGCCTCCTTAATCCCTACCGTTGCGCCGTCGATCTGTGTAGTGATCTCGAGGTCGTTACCCGGTTTGGATTCGGAGGCCTTTTTGAGGTTCTTTAAGTCGGTTGGTTTGACTTCGTATGTGTTGCCTTCAGTATCTTCTACTGTAAGAGTTCTATTGGATTGGGTTGTCCCAATAACCGTTACTTTTTTTTTAAGTACTCGGCAGAATCACCAACGTTTGCTCCTACTCCTTCAGTTACTTTAGTCAAAGAGTTGATCTTAGTCTGATTTTCAAAGTAATCTTTTTTCAATGTAGTGATTTCTACAGAGATTGCTTCGATAAGTTCTTTAACTTCAGGTGCGTTGCGTACAGCTTCTTCTTGACTTTCGAGAAGGTTTAAGCGTTCTTCGAGGTATTGGATTGCTTCAGCGTATTCGCCTTTCTTAGATTCCAAAGCCGCGATTTCTCTCTTTTCAGGAGTCATAAGATCTTCAAAGGTGCGAGAAAGGTCGTAGTTAACAAACTCAAGAATGTGGTTGCGTGACTGATGAGCTGTGCAGTTAGAGTGGAATAGATTTTCGTTCATTAAAGAATCCACTGTGTTGACGTGCATTTTGTCTCCGCAGCGGAATATGTCTGCTCTACGATTTGGGTATGCTTTTGAATAGATTGACTTAACGTAGTCGATCTCAAAGATTGTGTTCCAATTTTCAACGATTGTATTGACAGTGCGAAGAACATCGATCTCAGCTGAGTTGAACAATCCTGAAGTAAGATAGATTTTGCTGAATTCTTCAGGTGTAGTTGTTCTTTCGTTTACTGCAATTGTAAGAGCGCCTTCTTCAGACTCGGTGATTGAAACTTTCTTGTCTCTTGAGAAGATTTTCATTGTGTTCTCGCCCATCTCAACGTTTGGTTGGTTGATGAAGTTGGCAAGAGCCACGAATCCTTCTGGAAGATAAGAAATTTCACCTTCTTCAAGAGGAGTGATATCGTTTCCGTTTTTCTTGAATACTTTACCATGAACTACGAAAGTTTCGGTTTCGTTGGTTACGATCACTGGTGAATACACTTTTCTTACGATGGCATCGTTGCTTGTTGCTTTAATCTCAAAAGATTGAGCTGACTCGATGATGATGTTGTAAAGTTTCTTAACCGTTGGATCAAAGATATACTTATTCAACTTTTCGATCAAAAGAGTTCTAGCAGAAGCTGTTCTTGTTGAAAGATAAGCGTCGATCTCAGGCTGAACTGTAGGAAGGATGTAGTTTGCTTTAGAAACTTTTGCTTCGTAGATTGCTCTGTGAATCTTGATATCTTCTGCGTACTTGTTAGCGTTTGCTTTGATGTTGTTGATAGTCTCAAGAACAACTGGCTCAAAGTCAAAAGGCTTCAAAGCAGAAATGAACTGCTCATAAACCAACCACTCTGGCTGTTGTCCAAGTACACCTACTTTCTCAAGAACGTAGCGAAGTGGCATGTTCTTAGAAGTATCGACCTTTCCTAGTTCAGCGATCGCGCTGCGAACACCTAGATTGTTGATAGCGATGTCTGAGAATTCTAAGATAGCTCCTTCGTCGGAAAGACTACCGATAAATTCTTCTGCGATGACATCTTCCATCTTTCCCATCACGGCAGCTGGCAAGTTAAGAGCCGCAAATTCATTGAACTTTGCAATTGCTGATTTGCAGTTCTCCATCACTGCTGGAGAATCTGTTCTAGCCATGAGGTCTTCTATTCTCTGCTTGAGATTTTTTGACATTTTATGTTAGATTATTTTTTCTATTCTATATATTCCAATCATTTTTGGAAAACCAACACTGGTTTCCTACCTGATCTTTAAGATTGCTTCCACCTG